GGCTAGTATACTACATCCGATAGCTTTTATTCATGAAGAAAATTAAGGTTTTAAGGAGAAAGGAATGGCAAAGTGCAGTAAACAAACAGAGGATATGTGTCTATGTAGAGATTGTGCAGTTATAAACTGCGAACGGTATAACTGCCGTGAGTGCGAGACGATCACGCACGAAAGAATCCATGAAGTATTTTTCTGCAACAGTTTCCGCGAGCAGGATAGTAGCAGATAAAATTAACATTTTGACGGAGATGAAAAATGAGAAAAGTAAAATATAAAGCTAATTATGGATACGCTGGTACTGATGTAGAGGATGAGCTGGAATATCCGGACGGGGCGACAGACGAAGAAATAGAAGAGGATATTAAAGAAATTGTCATGCAACGGGTTGACTGGTATTGGGAACCAGTAAATTAGCATTTAGAGATGAAAGGAGATTGTAATAAAAAAGAAGATTGCATTAGCAATCTCCTTCTTTAGCCGCTTCATTAATTTGGGTTACTCACTCTCCTTGGCTTAGTGTTAGTATAGGCCACGAAAAGAAAAAAGTAAAGTAGAAATTGAAAGGAGGCGGAAGTATGGCACGACCGAAGAAAGAAACCGATAAAAAGTATATCCGGCAGAATATAAGCATGGACCCGGAGCAACTGAAACGGGTAACCGCCTTCTGCCAGAAGGAGGACAGGGCCATAAGCTGGGTAATCCGGCAGGCCCTGGACAAGTATCTTAATGATAATGTTGCGTAACGATAAGTATTATTACACAACAAAACTGATATTTGTGGTAGTTGTGAGAGAATAAATAGAACATAGAAAGGAGCGTGTACATATGAAGGTCGGAGAGTATTTAAAAGAGCAGCGTGAACAGCAGGGCCTATCCCATGCAAAGCTGGCGAAGGCCGCCGGAGTGTCTAAGCGCTCCCTTATCTATTGGGAGCAGGGTAGGGATATGAGTGTGGAGGTGGCCGATAAGGTGCTCAAAGCTCTGGGAGCAACCTATAAAATAGGTGCATGATTGTGCACCAAAACTGAAATTTGTGATACGAAGGGAGTGATACGTATGTCGGCCAAAGCGGAGGCATTGTATGACCTGTATGACTGCGGGAGACTGGATGGCCGATACAGCACATCAGAATTAATGGTGATGTTAGGCATCCGGCATCGTACCATGATTCCGCACTATAGTGTTACAGGCGTGCTATACCGTAAACGTTATCTTTTTGAGCGAGTAGATGATGAGCCAATCAGTAAAACGTTGGCAGCGGAGTGGGACAAGACCAGGAAACAGATTTTGAAACAATTTACATAAGACAAGCCGGGGGAGACCCCGGCAAATAAAAACGAAAGCTGAGAACATATGTACGAAACAATGAAACAGCGGTGGACACCCGCCAAGATGACTCCACCGCTCCCATAGTAACTACCTGAGTATATTATACCCTACTCAGGTGGATAAATCAATCAATATGAGGAGGATATGATATGAGTACACAGGCAGTTAAAGCGGAAATTATAAACAATGTCATGGTAGCAATGTCGTATTACATCCAGCAACAGACCATCCTGTCAATGTTGGAACAGGTGATGCAGCAGGAACTGGTCCGGGTAAACATGGAGGAGATTACCACACTCCCAGCAGAGCGGCAGGATAGCATTGCGGAGCGGAATAAATACCTCATTCAGCTTTTTATGATTAAAAAGCGGAACCTAAAACGTGGGACACTTGAGGGATACCTGGGAGCCATTAAGCGGCTCATTATAGTCATAAACAATAAGTCTCTGGACCAGGTGGACGAGACAGACATAGAGTGGTATCTGGCCCAGTATGAGCGGCGTGAGGGGCTGCATGGTAAGCTGGAGACCACTACATACAATAATGAGCGCCGGTTTCTGTCAGCCTTCTATACCTGGATGCGGAAGTCAAAGTTTATTGCTGATAACCCAGTAGAATCCACGGAGCCCAAGAAGGTAATCTTAAAACCCATTGATTATTATTCCCCGGAGGAAATCATACGAATCAGAGATGCTTGTCAGAATGAGCGTGAAAGGGCCATCATTGAGGTATTCCGCAGTACCGGCGCCCGGGTGGGAGAGATTGCAGAGATTACCATGGAGCAGGTCAACCTGGAAACGGGAGATATCTGGATTCAGGGCGAGAAGGGCGGGAAATATCGGACTCTGTATTTGGATGACGATGCCAAGCACTACTATAAGCTCTATTTGGAGACGAGGACAGACAGCTCTCCATACATGTTTCCCGGTTCAAGGCGTCCATATGGGAAGATGTGTACCTGTAGCTTCCGTAATATCATGAAAACCATAGGAAGGAGGGCCGGACTCACCTGCAGGGTATACCCGCACAAGATGAGAAAGACCCTGGGAATGAATCTTAAAAACAAAGGGGTGGATATTGGGACCATACAGGAGGTCCTGGGACATGCCAGCCCGGCAGTCACATCACAGTATTATGCACAGTCTACACCACATACCCTGCGGAGCGTAAGGGAGCGTGTGTCTGTATAGGAGGATAGTAAATTGAAAATAACAAGGGATATGCTTAACAACTATAGACGCTTAAAACGGGAGATACCGATACTTGAGGCAGAGCTTGTGGAAATGAAAAAGGGGGATAACGGATTTAATAATAGCACGATTTTTGATTATAGGGATGGATACCCACGGCCTCAGAGTGTGGTAGGATTTGACTGGCCGCTTTATGAGCACAGAAAGAAAGTGCTTAATAGCAAAAAGGAACGGGTAAAAGCTGTGGAGAGGTGGATTAATTCCATAGAGGACGGGCAGACCAGATGTGTATTTCGGATGTTTTACATGGATGGTATGAGTTGGTTAAAAATAGCTGAGAAACTCAAGTGTGCAGGTGACCATATGGAGGACTACCCCAGAATATGTATAAGGGATTGTTACCTTAAAAAAATGAATATTGCATAACATTTTTCGTTCATTTCGGCCATTTCGGAATATAATATAATTAGGCCAAAGGGCAAGCGCCTGCGGCCTTCCCCCCTGCTTAAAAAAAGCGGCGTACCTACTGCGATAAATAGGACCAATGCCGGGAAACCGGCACTGATGCGAGGTGGAGCAGTCTGGCAGCTCAATGGCCTCATAAGCCATAGGTCGGCGGTTCAAATCCGTCCCTCGCCATTATTAAAGGTACCTGTCAAATGATGGGTACTTTTTATTTACCAAATTCCCGGCGCCTGAAATTTAGGGCGTCCGGGGCCTCCTTGATGGAATATATTACCAGATGCACAGCCATGAGGATGTCATATAATTATGACTAAGATAGGGGGACATCCATATGAAGATGACAGAACGTGAGACACAAATATACCCGTACATTGTTGACTACATGCAGGAATATATGTATGCACCGACCATACGGGAGATATGCAAAGCGGTTGGACTGAGCTCCACTGCATCCGTTGCATTTTACTTGGAACACCTGGCTGGTAAAGGGCTGATAGAAATAGGTCCAGATTCGCCCAGGAAAATACGACTGGTCGGGTATAGCATCGTTCCGAATAGTATGATAGAGGAACTAAACAGGTTAAGAGCGGAAAAAGAGGTATCTGAGTAATCAGGTGCCTTTTTATATATCATGAAGGAGGACAAGAACATGGGAGAGAAATGGGAGAAGCCACTATTAGGAGTCAAACCGGCGCGGCTTGTTATTGCTGGCAGGAACCTTGACCTTACTAAGGCAATACACGAACGTGCTATGCAGGAGAAGATAACTGCTGCGGATTACCGGTTAATGGCCTTATGGGCATCGGAAATAGCACTGAACTGCAACATGATGCTGGCATTGGATAAAACAGTGAAGATGATGGGCGAGTAGCGTAGTATAAAGCGAGTAAAGGAGGTGGGCCTAATGGCGAAAGGGAAATTTGAATACTGGTTAACACCGGAAGGCTTGCTGAAATTAGAAGCTTGGGCGCGAGACGGGTTAATAGATGAGCAGATAGCAGAGAATGCCGGAATTACCCCATCAACGTTATATGAGTGGAAAAAGAAGTATCCGGATATATCGGAGGCCCTAAAAAAGGGAAAAGAGGTTGTTGACATCCAGGTTGAGAATGCACTGCTTAAGAGAGCACTTGGATATTCATACAAGGAAACCAAGACAGAGGAAACGGCCGATGGAGATAAGGTCACAGTCACAGTCAAGGAGGTTGTACCAGATACCACTGCACAGATATTCTGGCTTAAGAACCGGAGGCCAGATAAGTGGAGGGATAAGCAGGACATTGAGCACAGTGGACAGATAGGAGGGGTGATGATAATTGACGACATCCCAAAGCCAGACACAAGTTAGACTATCTGACCTAATTGCACCTTCCTTCTATGACCTCCATCGGGATATTGCAGCGCATCGGCATACGCATTATAAACTTGCTGGTGGTCGTGGCTCCACAAAATCATCGTTCATCAGCCTGGAAATCCCTTTGGGGATGATGCAGGACCCGCAGGCCAATGCCATTGCAATGCGTAAGGTAGGGCGGTTCCTGGAAGAATCTGTGTTTCAACAGCTTATATGGGCAATCAATGCGCTTGGTGTGGCAGATAAATGGAAAATCCGATATTCGCCACTGAGCCTGACATACATACCGTTTGGAAATAAGATAATCTTCCGTGGAGCGGATGACCCGCAAAAGATTAAGTCTGTAAAGCTGGCAAATGGCTACTTTAAGTATATCTGGTTTGAGGAGCGAGCAGAGTTTGATGGAGACTCAGAAGAACGTACCATACTTCAGTCATTGATGCGTGGCGGTCCAAAATACTATGTTTTCTATTCGTGGAATCCCCCAAAGTCTATGAATAACTGGGTGAACCAGGATATCCTTCAAAGCCGGGCGAATACGATTGTCCACCATAGTGATTACAGGACAGTGCCAGCAGAGTGGCTGGGAGAAGATTTTTTCATAGAAGCTGAAGGCCTGAAGGAGACCAAACCGAAAGCATATGAACATGAATATCTGGGGATTGCTACAGGAACCGGAGGCCAGGTATTTGAGAATGTGACAGTCAGGCCAATCACAGAGGAAGAAATGGCGCGGTTCGACCGGATTTATCAGGGGCTGGATTTTGGTTTCGGCGCTGACCCGGCAGCATATGAAAAAATGCATTATGACAGGACGCGAAAGCGCCTTTTTCTATTTGGTGAAGTGTACGGAACCCGGATGGGGAATACCAGACTGGCTAGCAAGATTAAAAAGTATAATCCGCTTAATAAGGTGGTAACAGCGGACAGCGAGGACCCCAGGGCAATTGATGCATTGAACGAACTGGGGTTACGGGTAGTAGGGGCAAGGAAGGGGCCTGGGTCTGTGGACTTCGGCATGGAGTTTCTGGCTGATGAGGTGCACGAAATTATCATTGACCAACAACGCTGCCCGAATGCAGCCAGGGAATTCACTGGTTATGAGCTGGAACAGGACAGGAATGGCAACTTTAAAGGCAGCTATCCAGACAAGGATAACCATACCATTGATGCGGTCCGGTACGCGCTGGAAAACGTAATGACAAGCAGGAAGGCGAAAGTTAGGAAGAAATCCCATTATGGATTATATTAAGGAGGTGGGGGCCATGTACACATACACGATGCCACGTGAAGGATGGGATGAGTGCAACCCGGACAAGCAGGCTATCCGCACATTGATTATGAAACACCGCGGAGAGGCGGCCAAGTTAAAAAAACTCATGAAATATTATGAAGGCCAGCACAAGATATTGACAGAGAGTAGGAAAAATAAACTGGTATGTAATCATGCCAAGGATATTAGTGATACAGCCAGCGCCTATTTTATCGGGAACCCAATCTCTTACAAGAGCGAAGCAGATATCAAGTCACTCTTGGATGCTTTTGAAATTGCTGGAGCTGACGAAGCAGATGGTGATAATGGCCTGGATTTGTCTGTGTATGGCCGCTGTTATGAGTATCTCTACCCGATGGAAGGTGAAACGGACCTGACAATCAAAAATCTGTCTCCCGAGAACACCTTCATGGTATATGACGATACAATAGAGCAGCGTGAGCTGTTTGCAATCTATTATTATGCCAGGAAAGACGACAGTAATAAAAAACCAACTGTCTATGTGGCTACTGTGCTGACAGAGCATTACAAGTGGGTATTGAACATCGAAAACATGGATGGCCCACAGGCACTTCTGGAAGAGCCGGTTCCTCATTTTTTAGAGGGGATACCGGTCATTGAGTACCTGAACAACAAGCTTGCAATCGGAGACTTTGAACTACAGATACCTCTGATAGATGCATACAACGCACTCATGAGCGACCGTATCACGGATAAGGAACAGTTCATAGATGCAATCCTTGCCCTGTATGGGGCCTTGCTTGGGGATGAGGATACGAAGGATATTGACGGTAAGACTGCAGCCCAGCGCCTTAAGGATGACAAGCTGCTGGAACTGCCAAAGGATGCCAAGGCGGAATACATTACCCGGACCTTTGACGAGTCAGGTGTGGAGATACTTAAAAAAGCGGTCGAACAGGACATACACAAGTTTTCACATATCCCATGTATGACAGATGAGGCCTTCGGCGGGAATGTTTCTGGGGTGGCTATGGAGTTCAAATTGTTGGGCATGGAAAACATTACCAAGATTAAGACCCGGTATTACAAAAAGGGGCTGCGAAAACGCCTCCGCCTGTTTGCCGGTTGGTTGAACAAGAGCCGGGCGATTAATGTAGATATTTCCGGGATAACGCCGACATTCAGCCGTGCGCTGCCAAAGAACCTCATGGAGATTAGTCAGATTGTGGCAAACCTCTGGGGAAAGGTTAGCAAAAAAACATTACTGTCACAGGTGCCTTTTATAGACGATGTGGACGCAGAGGTCAAAGCGGTAGAGAAGGAGGCGGCAGAAGCGGTCAAACAGCAGCAGGCTATGTTTGGGATTGGTAGTAACGAGCCGCCGCCGAATGACGAGGATGAGCAGATGGAAAAGAAACAGCCGGGTGATGTAGATGAGTAGTCTGTCATATTGGGAGCGCCGAAAGGCCCAACGGATGTTTGAATATATGCGACCAGCCGAAGATACCGCAGACGATATCGCAAAGTTGTATCAAAAAGCATCCGGGTATATCAGCCATGAGCTGGATAAAATATTTGAGCGGTACAAGCGTAAGCATCACTTGACAGACGCGGAGGCATATAGATTACTAAATGACTTAAAGGACAAGACATCGTTGGATGAGCTGAAACAGGCATTAAGGGCGCCTGGAAGGGGGCAGACAGCAGCGGACATCCTTGCAGAACTGGAAAGCCCAGCATTCCAGGCACGGCTTGAACGGCTCCAGCAGCTCCAGAACCAGATTGACATTACCATGCAGCATATTTATAAGCGGGAAAAGGTTAGGAGCACCAGCCATTATGTGGACCTTGCAAACGAGGCATATTATAGGAGCATTTTCGATATCCAGCAACGGACGGGGCTGGGTTTTTCTTTTGCAGCTATTGACCCAAAGGCTATTGATAAGGTGATAAATAGCAAATGGTCCGGTGCAAATTACTCAGACCGTATTTGGCATAATACCAGAGCGCTTGCACAGGACTTAAAACAGGAGCTACTCATCAATATGGTGACAGGTCGGACTGACAGCGAAGTGGCCGACATCATAGCCAATAAGTATGCCCAGGGAGCCAGCAATGCACGCAGACTGGTGCGGACTGAATCCTGTAATCTGGCAAACCAGATGGAGATGCAGTCATATGAGGAGTGCGGCATTGAGACATATATTTATGTGGCAACACTGGACCTTAAGACGTCAACCGTATGCCGGGGATTAGACGGTAAACGGTTTAAGGTGTCAGAGCAGCAGCCAGGACTTAACTGCCCTCCTATGCATCCGTGGTGCCGGTCTACAACTATTTGTGATATCTCAGATGATGAATTGTCTCAGATGCGTCGTAGAGCCAGGGACCCCATAAGTGGAAAACAATTGGATATTCCGGCCAGTATGACCTATGAGCAGTGGTATGCGAAATATGTAAAGGGAAGAAAAGAAGCAGAAGAAAAGGAGAAGCAGATGAAGCGAAGAAAAAAGAAAGGTTAGTGGTCCACATATCTTCCTCTGGGCAGCGGGGTGAAACTGCCTATGGAAACATATAGCTGAGATATATGCACGCAGGTGACACCTGGGTGTTATTTTTATGCAACGGCCTGGGCGCATGAACAGGCTGGGGCGGAAAGGATAGAGATTATGAGGACAAGAGAACCAATGTATCAGAAAATGAACTTACAGCTTTTTGCAGAACCGGGGCCAGACCCCGCACCAACACCTGAGCCAGACTCCAAACCGGAGCCGGGACCAGACCCTTCTCCACAGAGTTTTGATGATATCCTAAAAAACAAGGATTATCAGGCCGAGTTTGACCGCAGGGTGCAGAAGGGGATTGACACTGCCCTTGCAAAGGCGCAGGAGAAATGGCAGGCGCTTACTGATGATAAGCTGTCAGAGGCCGAAAAACTTGCAAAGATGACCAAGGAGGAGAAAGCACAGTACCTTTCCCAGAAACAGGAGAGGGCATTGGCAGCCCGTGAGGCAGACATCACGCGCCGGGAACTGATGGCGGAAGCCAAGAATACCCTGGCTGAAAAGAAGCTTCCTGTGGGGCTTGCAGAAGTGCTTAATTACACGAATGCGGAGTCATGCAACAAGTCAATTGACGCAGTAGAGAAAGCCTTCCAAGAGGCTGTACAGGCTGCTGTGGACGAGAAACTTAAAGGTGGACCCGCGCCGAAGAAAGCACCGTCAGGCGGGGGTGATGACCTTGCTAAACAGGTGGAATCACTGATGATGGGAATTTAAGAAAGGATGGTAAAAGAATATGCCAATTAACACATTAGCAACTGCAACACTTTTTCAGAATACGTTGGATAAGGTGGCAATCCGGGAGGCTGTTACAGGCTGGATGGATGCAAATGCCGGACAGGTCATTTACAATGGAGGCGCAGAGGTGAAAATCCCGAAGATGTCCGTCCAGGGCCTGGGGGACTATGACCGGGACAACGGATACCAGCAGGGCGGCGTTACCCTGGAGTATGAAACCAGGAAGATGACCCAGGACAGGGGACGTAAGTTCCAGCTTGACCCAATCGACATTAACGAAAACAACTTCGTGACCACTGCGGCCGCTGTCATGGGAGAATTTCAGCGTGTTTTCGTGGTACCCGAGATTGACGCGTACCGCATCAGCAAAATTGCCACAGAGACGATTACGGCGAATAAGTCAGGAATGGTTTCCTATGGGTATACACCTGGAGCAACGGGTACCTCCGCACTCCGAAAAATAAAGGAAGGTATCAAGGCAATCCGTGAACTGTACAACGGACCTCTTGTTATTCACGCGACACCTGACATGATTATGGAGTTGGAGATGGAGCTGTCCGGGAAGCTTACCAATACAACCTTTTCAAAGGGTGGTATTGATACTCAGGTTCCGGCTGTCGATGGGGTACCGATTGTATCTACGCCGTCTAATCGCATGTATACAGCGATTACTATTTACGATGGTAAGACCTCAGGGCAAGAGCAGGGTGGATACATCAAAGGGACTACAGCAAAGGATATTAACTTCTTTATCTGCCCGCGGACTACACCTATTGCAGTAACAAAACAGGACATTATGCGTATCTTTGACCCGACTGTAAACCAGAAATTGAATGCATGGCAGATGGATTACCGGAGATTCCACGATATCTGGGTGCTGGACAATAAACTGGACAGTATCTATCTGAATATCAAAGATGCAGCGCCATCAGCATAAGGAGGTAGCAGATGAGGTTGATTAAGGATAATGTGGAGCGGATTGCTGAGAGTGAGACCCGAATCGCGAAGCTGAAAGCTGAAGGGTTTAAGGAGCTGGGAACCTCAGTGAAAGAGCTGGAAAAGCGGAACCCCATCCATGAGATGAAACTGGATGAACTAAAAACCCTGGCGAAAGAAAAGGGCATTGAAGGCGCGGCTTCTCTTACAAAGGCGGAATTACTGGCCGTCCTTAAGGATGTGAATTCCAGTGACTGATATTGAAAAGCTGAAAAAGCTGACAGGGGAGGGTGATGATATATTGCTCTCCCTTTTGCTGGATGAGGCCACAGCCTTTGTGCTGTCCTATACAGGCCGTACAAAGATTGTGACAGGTCTGGAAAAGGCAGTACGTGACCTGGCCGTGATTGCTCTAAACCGTATGGGTACAGAGGGCGAGGCCAGCCGGAGCGGCGGCGGAGAATCATATAGTTTTGATAATGCCCCAAAGCACATCTATGACACGCTGGACAGGTATAGGCTGGCAAGGATAGGAGGCAAGACGTATGAGGCTAAGACGGAGCAGGCTGGGAACGTACCATCACCGGGAGGCGATACCTAAAAAGGATAGCGAGGGTAGCTCATATTTGGAATATGGCCCAGCAGTATCCTTTAAGGCCGAGGAGTGGCCGGCAGGCGGGAAGGTACAGGCAGAGATGTATGGGCAGCGGTTGCCAAATATCCGCAACCTGAGAATACAAGGAATCTATAAGGAAGTACCGGGAACAGGTAAGGTAAGCTATGCAGTCAAGGACGGCCCAGTCATCACAGCCAATGATGGGATATGCTTATGTGTTGACGGTGACGCGGCGCCGGATTACAAGGTGATTGCTATATATCCATATCGTTTTCTGGTTCTGGAGGTGGAAAAAATATAATGCCTAATGGGATAGAAGGGCTTGACAAATTAATGAAGAAATACGGTGAACTGGCAGAACGGACGGTTGGGAATAACATAGTGAAGGCCGTTGGTGCGTCAGCTAAACTTGTGCAGGCAGAGGCAAAAACATTGAGTCCAAAAAACCAGGGCCAATTACGGAACAGCATCAAGTCCATGGTGGAGCATAGGGATGATATGGTGGTGGGGACAGTCTACACCAATAAAGCCTACGCCATGTATGTTGAGATGGGAACAGGACCTAAAGGCGCAGCTAACCACGCAGGGATATCCCCCGTAGTTAACCCGTCTTATACAATGTCCCCATGGTGGATACATGAAAGCCAGATAGATAAAGAAGTGGCGGAAGAGTATCACTGGTTTTACCTTGATACGCCGAATGGACGGTTTTACCAATGTACAGGGCAGCCTGCGCAGCCATTTATGTATCCTGCCTTAAAAAGTAACGAGGAGCGTGTGACCCGTAATATCTCAAACTATCTGGCAAGGGAAATAAGAAAGGTGTGTATATAATGATTAATGTCAAAGATGAAGTATATGCAGCCTTATGTACAGTCACAGATAATATAACAGACAGTTACCCCAGGGACTGGGAGCAGGACCTATCCATCCAGTATATGGAGGAAGATAATAAGGTTGTTGAGTACACGGACATGAAGGAGCAGAAAGCCTATGTCAGATATCGCATTGATATCTGGCACCGTAAGAGTACGTCGGCAGCAGCGGTAGCTGTGGATGCAGCAATCTCAAAGCTTGGCCTTCTGCGAACCCAGTGCCAGGATGTGGATGACCCAAGTGGTCTAAAACATAAACAACTGCGGTATGAGATGGTGATTGACGTGGAAACCAAGCAGGTCTATCACGACATATAAGAAAGGAGAATTGGATGTTAGCTAATGGCGCGAAATTGGGATATAAGAAGTCAGGAGGCTCTACATTTACAGACCTTCCAGGGCTTAAAGAAATCCCGGAAATGGGTATTGAACCAGAAAAGGTAGAGAATACTTGTCTGACTGACAAAAATAAGCAATACGAGAATGGTATTGGTGATGCCGGTGATATTACATACAAATTTAAGTATGATAATTCCAAAGCCGATTGCCCATATCGCATCATGAGGGCGGCACAGGATGCGGGAGAGGTATTGTCATTCCAGGAAACGCTGATTGATGGCACTAAAACAGAATTTGACGGACAGGTATCCGTAAAAAGAACTGGCGGCGGAGTAAATGGTGTGATTGAATTTAACCTTGCTATATCATTACAGAGCGATTTGACCGTGACGGACCCTGAATAATAAGGAGGATAATGGAATATGGGACAGTTTGGAATGGACGAAGAGAACGAGGCCGAGAAAAAGGTTGAAACAGTTGAGGAACTTAAGAAAAGAAGAAAAGCTTTTGCATATTGGACTGTTGGTGGAGAAGATTACAAACTTAAGCTTACCACTCAGCAGATTTGTAAATTGGAAGAAAAATTCCGATGTAATCTGGTGACGTTGATTATGCAGAGTGGTGGATTGCCACAGTTGGGAATCATGCTAACAGTGATTCAGGCAGCCATGACGCCCTGGAAACACGGCGTTAAATATAAGGATGTACAGGCCTTGTATGACCAATATGCAGATGAGGGCGGAACACAGATGGACCTCATGGTTGATGTTATCATGGAGATTATGTTGGTGAGCGGTTTTTTTACGGAGAACCAGAGGGAGAGTGTGATGGACAAGAGGGAGGACCTCAAGGACGAGATGTAACTATATCCGACCTCGTTTATGAGTTATACCCTCTTGCTTTGGATTGTGGCATAAGGCCGGATGAATTCTGGGGATATTCCTTGGGTGAAATCCGCGACGTTATGGGCTCATATGCGAGGATGGAGCAGAGGCGGGTTAAGGAACAGATTACCTCCCGCTTCCAATTATCTGACCTTATAGGGCTACACATGCAGAAGCTTTTTGACAACAAGAATGAGATTAATCTTCCAAATGTATGGGATATATACCCGGATTTGTTCGCCGAAGAACAGGAAGCTTATGAGGAGCGACAGAGAGCCGAAGCATTGGAACAGGCAAAGATATCCAGACGAGAATATGCCGCAAGGTTCAACGAGATGCGCAGGCAGCGTGGCCTAATTTAAAATATGGAACAGAAAGGCGGTGAGGATAACGGACGGTAGTGGAATTACCCTTGAAAAGCTTAAGGTCATCATTGAGGCGTACACGAAGCCATACCAGGAGCAGATGGAAAAGGTACAGGCTAAGACGGCACAGGTAACAAATCGAATAGAGCGGCAGACAGCCAGAATAGCAAACGCCTGGAAACGGGTAGGAGCTATTCTGGCATCGGTACTGAGCATTGCGGCTATTGTGGCATTTGGAAAATCATGTATTGACCTGGGAAGCAATTTGACGGAGGTGCAGAACGTTGTTGACGTCACCTTCGGCGCCATGTCCGGCAGGGTGGATGCATTTGCAAAAGATGCAGCAAAAGCATTCGGCCTGTCGGAGACTATGGCGAAGAAGTATATGGGTACATACGGCGCTATGGCTAAGTCATTCGGTATAACAGGAAAAGCCGGATACGATATGTCAGCAGCCATAACGGGCCTTACAGGTGATGTGGCATCATTCTATAACCTCTCTCAGGATGAAGCCTACACGAAGCTTAAGAGCATATTTACAGGAGAGACAGAAAGTCTTAAGGACCTTGGCGTAGTCATGACCCAGACAGCCCTGGACCAGTACGCTCTTAATAACGGATTTGGAAAAACAACAGCAAAGATGACTGAGCAAGAAAAGGTCATGTTGCGGTATCAGTTTGTTATGTCCCAGCTTTCGGATGCATCAGGAGACTTTGCCAGGACAAGCAACTCCTGGGCCAACCAGGTACGCATTTTGCAGCTACAGTTTGAGGCCCTGAGAGCAACAATAGGCCAGGGCCTTATCAATGCCTTTACGCCCGTAATCCAGGTTATTAATACCATCCTTGCAAAGTTGCAGACGTTAGCTGAGTACTTCCGGGCTTTTACGGTTGCTATATTTGGTGATGCAGCAGGCGGGAGTGGGAGTGTGGCAGATTCTATGGATTCCGCAGCTGGTTCTTCTGGGAACATTGCAGATAACATGGGGAGTGCGGCAAACTCAGCTAAGGAAATGAACCGGCAACTTGCCAAATTTGACGAGCTTAATAATCTAAGTTCTAACCGTAATTCTGGTGGTGCTGGAGGCGGAGAAGGCGGCGGGGGTATCCTGGGAGACCTGGACCTTGGTATGGATAATGTGCAGGCTGAGGCGGATAAGATATCCAATAAAATAATTGATGCCTTTAAGGCGGGGGATTATTATTCCGTTGGCGCTTATATTGGCGCCGCCATCACAGATGCCTTGCGGAAAATCAATTGGAATGATGCCTATGAATCTGCAAGAAATTTCGGACGTGGTTTTGCGCAGTTCCTTAATGGTCTTATATCTCCAGAGCTATTCTGGGAAGTGGGACATTCCATTGGTGGGGCACTCAATACGGCCCTGTATGCGGCATTAGAATTTGGCAAGGATTTTGATTGGTCCAACTTTGGATTATCCATAGCAGCAGGAATAAACGGATTTTTCTCGACCTTTGATTTTTCTGCCCTTGGAAGTGCGGCATCAGTGTTCGTGATAGGATGGCTGGATACCATTGCAACAACCCTGGAGAATACGGATTGGTTTATGGTAGGACAGAAAATCGGAGAGTTTTTGGCAGCCCTTGACTGGGATACAATCCTTGCAATGACAGGAAGGCTCATTATCGCAGCTATTAATGCTGGAATTAAGTTTTTTGCTGGACTTATGGATGCGGCACCAATAGAAGCAGCTATTATAGCATCTATAGCAGGATTTAAATTTGTAGGAATTGCTGGAATAATAGCAAAGGGAATACTGGCCTCAATTGCATCCACAGGTATTACTTTAGAAGGAATTAAATTGGCTCTTACTGGGCTTACCGTAGGCTTTGTGGGTGGCCCTGCGTTTGATGTTATTGGTAATGCTATCATTGGTGGTATTGATGAATTTATTAGAGAAAACTTTGGTGAAAGTGCCCTCAATGCAATGGGAGAGGGGCTTCTTGTTTCTGTTAGTGCAGGTATAGGGGCTATGTTTGGAGGTCCAATAGGAGCTTTAGTGGGCGGAATAATTGGGCTTCTGCTTGATACAATCAGAGGCGGAGAATGGGCAACTAAATTCTGGAAAGGTTTTGGAGATATGCTCTTTAACTGGAGCTTCACTAAATCATTACTGGAAACATCGAAGGGATTTTTTAAAGAAGCATTTAAAACGGACAATTTTTTAGTTTTTGGAGAAAATATTATTGCGGGAATAGCCTCTGGTTTTACTGCGGCTATATCATGGTTTCTTGAACCAATTGGAGATTTTTTTACTTTTGTCGTAGACAGCATATGTTCAGTTTTTGATTCCCATTCTCCAGCAAAGACCATGGAACCACACGGTGAAAATATACTGCTGGGAATCATTGAAGGGTTTAGAGCTACATTTGGAGAATGGACGGAATCACTTAATGAATGGTATAACCAGCATATCGCTCCATGGTTTACAATACAGAAATGGAGTGATTTATATAATATTATTAAAACCAGCCTCAAAACAAAGTGGGACGAAACTGTACTGCAATGGAAAACAGATATTCAGAACTGGTGGAATCAACATGTCACAAAGTGGTTTACTAAGGAGAAGTGGACATCTGGCCTTAATGGAATAAAAGAAGGATTTAAGGCAGCATTTAATGCAGCGGTAGATGCAGCCAAACAGATATGGAATGATTTTGCCGAATGGTTAAATGAGAAGCTTACATTTACGATTGACCCAATTACAGTCATGGGTAAGACAGTATATGAAGGCGGAGAGATTAGCCTTGGGAAGATACCCACATTTGCGAGTGGAGGATTCCCGGATAAAGGACAGCTATTCCTTGCCAGCGAAGCAGGACCGGAAATGGTTGGTCGGATTGGTGGCAGAACTGCTGTGGCTAATAAGGACCAGATTACTGATGGAATTGCAACGGCGGTATATACTGCTAATACGGAACAGAACCGGCTGTTAAGAGAACAAAATGACCTGCTTAGGGCGATACTTGCAAAGCCAGGGGTGAATAAGGATGATGTAGTTGACCTGTGGAAGTCAGGGGCTGGTGAGTATAGGAAAGAAACCGGCAGACAATTAGGATTAGCGTATTAACATTTTTCCCCGTATCTGCTATACTCTGTGTATCAGGTATGGGGAGGTTGTTTTGATGAAGGAGTTGCAGAAGAGTATTCCATTACATGTTGAGGACTTTAGAGAAGAGCATTATAAATTATTGAGAAGACTTGATGGGCACCCAGTTGATTGTGAATTTCAGGGATTAATGAGCTTACAATTAGACATAAAAACCTTTATTCCTGTGTTGTTAGAATTGGGATTAATAAGAATTGGAACATGTAGGGAGGCATTAGAAACCTTAAAAACAGATTCGTTGAAAGAAATAATGAAAATAAATGGCATTAAAACAGGTGGGAAAAAGGACGAGCTTATTAATAGAATAATTAGTAATATTGATGAAGCCACTATAAAATCCGCTAACTGTTACCACGATGTGTATGTCCACACATGTGAAGGTAAGGCGGTTATTGAAGCGTCATATGCTAAGCAGGAAGAAGATAAAAAAGATTTTATGCACCAGGCTATTTCTCTAATAATGAATGGGGATTTAAGTAATGCCTATAAAGTAATATGTGAAAGAAACATCAAAGAATCTACTTTTAGAGGGTTTGGGATTGATTGGAATGAGGAAAGAAAAAAAGGGGTTTCTGATGACTTGCATAAATTATATAAAGAGGAATTGCAAAGAAATGCATATGATATTTGCTCAGCAATAGCTGTATTTTCTGAATTATCAGGGGATTCGATATCGAATGTTGTTAAGTTAGTATCGAAAATGTTTCCATCAGAAAATCAAGATGAGAAATCAGTACAATATGTGAGTTCGAGATTATCAACGCAGAGGGAAATGATGGAGTGTTTAGCCTATGGTGAAGATTCTGTCATTTTTAATGCCAGTTTGGATGAAACAACTTGTCCTATTTGCGGTAAATTGGATGGGAAAAGAATAAAAATAACTGATGGTAAGATTGGGAAAAATCTTCCACCAATACATGAAGGATGTCGCTGTACTTTAGTGGGTGGAATGACACAAACAGAATTACAGTCTACTACGCGTAGGCACAGAAATCCTCAAACGCACAAGAGTGAATTAATTCCATATATGACATATAGTCAATGGAAAAAGAAATATATGAACTAAAATGCTGCACCTGGGAAACTGGGTGCTTTTGTTATGCCCAGAAAGAGGTGGTGCTTATGTCTGCATACAAAGGCTGGCTATTAAAATTCGATGGACGAGAGTTTCCTATGGACTTCATATCCCACGCTTCGTACAATGCAACCCCGGACCAGAGACAGGATGAAGATTCCTACCAGGACGGATATGGGATATTACACCGAAATGTGTTGCCGCATACCAGAACAAAAATCGAGTGGTCTACTCCGTTTATGCATCTGGCTGACAAGATAAGGATGCAATCATATTTCCCGGACCGTGTGACCATGGAGGTAGAATACTGGAACGATGAGAGGAACGCATATGTTACAGGGACTTTTTACGTACCAGACATCCAATTCCCGTATTATGACGCCAGCGAAAACGATATACGATATAATCCCATCCGTATTGCACTAATTGAGTATTAAGGAGGTGGTAAGGTGCTGGATGTACCAGAGTTTGTGAAACAGAGATGCCGTGGAGACAATAACAGGACGGAGACAGTGAAACATCTGGAGCTGTCTTTTTTTAATGGCGGGGTTGATACACTGTATCCAGCAAATGACCTGTACCCAGCCGATAACCTGTATCCATCTGACGCGGGGACCCCGTGGCTGACCATCCCAATGGCGCAGATATGTGCGGAGACATTGAGCCTAACCGAAAACTTGTCCTCCGGGAGTAACATCATCTGGGGAAGCTGCGAGGCGGCTAAGTTTGTGGTTACAGTAGCCGACGTAGAGGACGAGATTGAGGGCCGGGAGTTTACTGCTGCGCTGAGTATAGGTGATTATAAGATGGCCTATGGAATCTATGTAGTTGACAGTGTAGTAAAGCAGGCCGACCGCAGAAAGCGGAAAATCACGGCCTACGACCGGATGATTAAGTTTGATGTGGATGTCTCAGACTGGTACCATGCAATGTACCCCACAGACGATACCACGCATACCATCCAGGAGTTGCGGGACAGTCTATGCGAGCACATAGGAGTACCACAGCAGCAGACAGTGCTAATCAATGACGAGATGGTGGTTGGCAAGACTATCAGCCCTGAATCTTTGTGCGGCCGGGATGTGCTTAAGGCTATCTGTGAGATTAATGGTGTGTTCGGCCACTTTGACCGCACTGGCATGTTGACGTATATCAGCCTCCAGGATACCGGCCTGTATCCGTCTGATACCCTGTATCCTGGAGACGACCTGTATCCGCAGTCTGGATGGGCTGCGGCGGAGGAACTGGAATATTATAGGTCCATCACCTATGAGGATTACCTGATAGATGGCATTGACCGAGTACAGGTCCGGCAGGAAGAAGGGGACATAGGCGCCGTGGTTGGCTCAGGCAGCAACGCCTATGTGGTAGAAGGAAACTTTCTGGCTTATGGCCTTGGGAGCGCAGACCTTACCAAACTGGCTTGGTCCATTTATGATTCCATTGCTGGCAAAACATACAGGCCGGCTAAGATAGTCTCTTATGCTATGCCGTGGATAGAGGTGGGAGACGGCCTGCGGGCAATCACCACGGATACAGAGATAGCTACATTTGTGCTTACCCGGACCATGAGCGGCATACAGGCCATGATGGATACCGTTGAGGCAAAGGGAACCAAGACCCAAGGACAGAGTTTTGGTGTTGAGAATGAAATCATCCAATTGAAAGGCAAGACAGCCGTTATAGTGCGTAGTGTGGACGAGGTATCAGCCACGGTGACAGACCTGGAGAAACATACCACGGCTCAATTAAAGGTAGTGTCTGACCAGATAACCGCAGAAGTTAAGCGGGCCACTGACCAGGAAGTAGAGCTGGCAGCTGCTATAAGTGTGGCCGCAGACAAGATAGATTTAAAAGTAAGTAAGGGAGATGTGTGTACCCAAATCACTGCTGAATCATCCAACGGAGGGCAGATTATCCTGAATGCTCCGGGTGCACTCATTATTAATGCTGGAAATACAAAACTGGATGCTGGCGGCCATATGGAACTGACTGGGGCCACTTTCCACGGGTGCGTCAATACTGGTTCCATGGGAGCGGATGTAATAAACGCAAATCATGTAGAGACTGACCGTCTGAATTGTGATGGAAGTATGACCGTAAATGGAAGTGCAACATTGAATGGTATAACCTATGCAAATCGGATAAGCTGTTATTCTATCTATAGTGAATTGGCGGGGTCCACATGGTCAGACAAACGGTTGAAGAAGGGAATTCGCAATATAGCACTGGAAGATGCCAGAAGTCTCATATTAGGGCTAAAAGGTGTTACATATAAGACCAAGCGTAGCGGCATGGATGCAATGGGCTTTGTGGCGCAGGATGTTGTTAAACTGCTGCATAAACTGGAACTGAGTTATCCTTTGGTGGACCGCTATGACGGATACTTGGCGCTGCAATACCAGAACTTAATTCCATTGATAATCGCAAATGAACAGGCAGAGCATCAGGATATAAAACAGATTATGATGGACATAAAGCAAATTAAGGAGGATTTGTATGGAAAGTAAAATGCTGGTCTACAGCCAAAATGATGTACAGGCGATTACGGATTACATTAATGGATTAGTTTTTAAAGGAGTGGCTGAGGCAAGGAAATTATCTACAATGGCTACAATATTGGAGTCTGGAAAACCATTGGAGGATTATTTAAATGTGAAAGGAAGCGGTAAGAATGGGACTACTGAGCAGGATGAGCAGGGCAGCAACAGCGCTGACTAAATATTATATTCCGTATACCTGGCGGAATAAGCCAAGTATAGTATCGCCGGTTAATGAGGTGAACTTAAACCACATAGAGGATGGAATCAATGAGCTGGATAACCGTATTCTGATACTGGCTCAGGATAAGGCGGACGCTGCGGATGTGGCGAACGTCATCATTGATTTTACCATGGATGATACCACAGGCGTCATGACCTTCACACGTTTTGATGGTTCAACCTTTACGCATGACACGGCTGTTGAAAAGATTGCGCTTAATTGCTATCTGGAGGGTGACAGTTTTGTGCTGGAGCTGGCCGACGGGACCAAACAGAAGGTGTCCCTAAGCAAGTTTATCGACACTTACACGTTTTCCTCCACGGATACCATCAGGATAACCGCGAACGGAAAAAATATCTCTGCGGACATACCAGACGGGAAAATCACCCTCGCCAAGTTGGAACCGACCATACTGTCAACCATTCGCCAGTACACCCTGGATGCGCAGACGGCCAAAGGTGTGGCGGAACAGGCAGCCAGTACGGCGCAGGGCTGGGCCATCGGAGGCACCGGATTCGAAGGCAATAATGCAAAATATTATGCAAGCAAGTCACAGAGGTATGCGGTTGGCGGTGTAGAAGAAGGAGATGCAAAAGATAATGCAAAGGCATACTGCGAGGCGGCTAAAGGTTATGCAGACCAGTGCGCAGGGGTTGCGGAATTTGACGGTACGGCCACATCAGTGTCAGCAACAGATACACATAGCCTTGGAAGCACGAATGTGCAAGGACAGTTGGATGCCCTGGCTGATGGATTGAATAACATAGACATGTCCGCCTCCAGTGTGACAGCGGTGGATACCCAGGGCATTGCTGTAAATGCTGGGGAAAGCAGTACTGTGCAGGCATTGATTGATGTCATTGCCGATAAGGTTATGACTAAGCTATTAGAAAAAACTGCCATAGTGCAGGTGGAGTCCACAGCCACAAATACAGTCCCATCCAGCGCATATTTTAAGCAGGTCAAAGATGATATAAATAGCAATTTAGCTGGATTAATAACTGTTATAGATGCGACCTCTCCAGCGACAACA